TTCAAGTTTGCAAGACACATTTCAATGGACAAGTTTTGCTGAAATTATTGATGATTCTAATACTTATGCTGATAGTGCCTATGCTTCTCTCAGGTTGGACTCCATGCAGTTTCAATCAATACCTAGCAGGAAGTACAGAATTAGAGGAATAAAAATAAGGATTCCAGGAGCAGGTGCTAATAGTTCTGGTACACCTACTGTTGATAGTACAACTGGTCGTATTGTTTATCCTGATGGATATATTTTTAATGGAGTTATGGGTGCTGCTCAATGGTGCTCATGCCCTGCGATGGTGTTACTTGATCTTCTTACAGATACTAGATATGGATTTGGTAATCATATAACTGATAGTTCTCTTGATCTTTTCTCTTTTGTTACTGCAAGTAAGTTTGCTAATACTCTTGTTGATGATGGATTTGGAGGACAGGAAGCCAGATTTAGTTGCAATGTAAACATTCAATCATCTAGTGAAGCATTTGATCTTATAAATGAACTTGCTGGTGTGATGAGATGTATGCCGATATGGTCTGCTGGTAGTATTTTGCTTGCACAAGATAGTCCAAAAGATGCAAGCTATTTATTTAATTTAGCTAATGTTACTTCAGAAGGATTTAGTTACTCAGGAAGTGGATTGAAAACAAGAAATACTGTAATTTCTGTTTCTTATTTCAACATGGATAGTAGAGAGATAGATTATGAAGTTTATGAAGATGCTGATGCTATTGCGAAATTTGGGGTAATTATAAAACAGGTAAAAGGATTTGCTTGTACATCAAGAGGTCAAGCTAGAAGACTAGCAAAGGCTATTTTATTTGCTGAACAAAATGAAAGTGAAATTGTTACTTTTGGAACTTCTATAGATTCTGGTGTTGTTGTAAGACCTGGTGCTGTGATTGAAATAGCTGATCCTGTACGTTCTGGTCTTAGAAGAGGAGGAAGAGTAAGTTCTGCTACAACAACTCAGATAACTGTAGATGATTCTGCTGCAACTGATTTACCAACAACAAATAATCCAACTTTATCTATAATATTACCCGATGGAACTGTTGAAAGTAAGTCAGTCTCAAGTGTCGCAGGTGCAGTTATTACAGTATCTTCTGCCTTCTCTCAAACTCCAAATGCTAATACAATTTGGCTTTTGCAAGATGATACAGTTCAAGCTCAGAAGTTTAGAGTAATAACAGTAGAAGAATCTGATGGTATAAATTATGCAATTACAGCTTTATCTTATGTAAATGAAAAGTACGCATTTATCGAAGATGGTGCAACTTTACCAACAAGAACAGTATCAATACTAAATCTTCCCAAAGACCCACCAAATGCTTTACAGGCTGAAGAAAAATTAGTTGAAATAAATAATCAGGCAGTATCAAAATTAATTGTTAGTTGGCAACCTATTGTCGGTGTTACACAGTATCAGGTTAACTATAGATTTAATAATGGTAACTTTATTTCTACAACAGTTTCTTCTCCTGACTTTGAAATATTCAATACTGATATTGGAACGTATGAATTTCAAGTATTTAGTTACAACGCTGCATTGCAAACAAGTGCGACCTCTGCTGATCTAACCTTCAATGCTGTTGGTAAAACTGCATTACCATCAAATGTAACTGGATTATCAGCCGAACCAATAAATGAAAAATTAGTAAGATTACGTTGGAATTTATCTACAGATTTAGATGTTACTCATGGAGGTAGGGTATATGTAAGACATTCTCCTTTGACCGATGGAAGTGGTACATTTTCTAATAGTACAGATTTAATTCAAGCATTAGCTGGAAATACAACAACAGCAGAAGTTCCATATCTTGAAGGTGAGTATATTTTAAAATTCCAAGATGACGGTGGCAGATTCTGTGCTGGAGAAACAAGCGTAATTATTGAATTACCTGACAATCAGGCTCCATTAATTACACAGACAAGAAGAGAAGATACTGATAGTCCTAAGTTTCAAGGAACTCTTAATAATGTTGCCTTTGATTCGACTACAAATTCTTTAAATTTAACTGGAACTGGAAATTTTGATTCAATAACAGATTTAGATACTGTTGCTTCTTTAGATGATTTTGGTGGCATAAATTCTGAAGGTACATACGACTTTGGAGGAACTGCTGGTGGAGATACTTTAGATTTAGGTGGTGTATTTAGTCTTGATCTTAAACGTCATTTTTTAACAGAAGCATTTTATCCAAATGATTTAATTGACAGTAGAACAGCAAATATTGATACATGGACAGATTTTGATGGAGCTACAGCAACAGAAGTTAATGCTGAGATGTTAGTAAGGGTTACACAAGATGATCCATCTGGCTCTCCTACTTATACTGATTTTCAAACTTTTGCCAATGGTACATATAAAGGTAGAGGATTTCAGTTCAGAGCAAAACTTACAAGTAATGATGTTGCACAAGATATAAAAGTTTCGCAGTTAGGCTATACGGCATCTTTACAGAGAAGAACAGAACAAGGTAATGTAACAGCAAGCGGAGCAGGGGCAAAGGCTCAAAATATGGTATCAGGAGATTACTTTGAAGTAAGTAGTATTTCTGGAACGGGATTTACTGTTCACTTCAAAAATTCATCAAATGCTTCGATTGATAGAAATTTTACATATCAGGCTGTCGGATTTGGTAAAGGAGGGTAGAATGGGTATAATTAACTCAAAGTTATTTAGCTTGAATCCTCTAAAACCCTTGATATAACTGCGATATGGCAGAACATGATTTCATAATTGACAATGGCACAGGCTCTGCCGTGAGAACAGACCTTAATAATCTGTTCCAGGCTATTGCGTCTAATAATAGTAAGTCTGGTGCGTTGACAACTAACTATGCGTACCAATGGCACGTTGATACATCTGATGGAAATTTAAAGATAAGAAACGCAGCAAATAATGGATATGTAACTATTGGTGCGGTTGCAAGTACAAATTTAGGATTAATGCCTCAAGCTGGAGGAACTTTTACTGGAAAGATAATTCATAACTATACGTCTAGTTTAACGATACCTACTGGTACGACAGCCCAGAGAGATGGAAGCCCTGCTGTTGGTATGTTTAGGCATAACTCAACATTAAATCAGTTTGAAGGATATAACAATGGTGCTTGGGGTGCTATTGGTGGAGGTGCTGGAGCTACAGGAGGTGGTACAGATGAAGTATTTTTTGAGAGTGACCAAACTGCAACAACATCATATGAGTTAAGTAGTGGTAAACACGCACATACTGTATCTCCTACAATTAACTCAGGTGTTACTATTACTGTGCCATCTGGTGCAATTCTTGTTATTCTTTAATTATGGCTTTAAACATTAACGGCACTACTGGTATTTCTGGAGTTGATGGAAGTGTATCTGCACCTGCTGTAACTGGAACGGATAGTAATACAGGTATAACATTCCCTGCTGCTGACACTATCAAGTTTTCAACTGGTGGTGTTGAAAGAATGGCGATTACAAATAGTGGTGTTTCTGGAATAACTGTAGGTTTAGTAGGTTTTAAACATAAAACTGCTACTGCTGCACAAAATATAAATTCATCAAGTTTTACTGATACTAACCTTACAATAACTTATACTCCACAAGACGGAGCAAATAATAAAATTTATATTCTTCTTAGCGGTCAATTTGAACAAGATGATTCAGATGGTAATAATGTTAAAATTAAAATAAGAAGTTCTGGACAACATACAACTGATGTTCCTAATAGTGACCAAAGAGTAGGTTTAGAAGCAAGTGGTGGAGCAGATGCTAAATCTATATGTCAATTTTTAGAAGATCCTAATATTTCTGACAATTCCAATATAACTTATACGTTGCAAGCATTTAGCGAAAATACTAGTAGTGGTGATTTTAGGGTAAGGGTAAGTTTAGCCTTTACAGTCTTTGAAATAGCATCTGGAGTAAATCAAAGTTAACCATGACAGCAAAGATTAAACTAAACGCAGCATCAGGTGGTGGGTCTTTCAGCTTACAAGCACCCTCTTCTTCTAGTAAT